GTCAGGTCTTGTGTGATAAACAGTAATATTAGAACCATTACATTTAGATAATGATCCGAACATTGGTCTATCACACAGGTTTGCAATCCACTGTCCTCCTACTCATTTGCATTTACTCACCAATCCTCATCTTCATCATAATCATCATCACCAAGGTCTATAAATCCGTGTGGTCCTGACGGTACTAAATTGAGTCTGGCTATGGCAGCTTCAATCTGATGCTCAATCCCAATATCAAATGTGGTGGTTATCTGTTTAAAGACATCAGCGAGAATTGCGTCTTTATCTGTCTCAGGCAAAGCCTCACTAAGGTCTGTTGCATACTTCTCCAATCCCGTGAATAAATTGTCCATTGACAATTCGATCATCTGATTCGTATCGAATACTTCAAAATTCACGGACTCTGGGGCAGATTTTTCCCTATCATATTTGTACTTCTTCATCTCCCGTTCAACTAACTCATCTTCCAGTGCAGCCAAATGTCGGATGGTTATTATTCCTGTTTGGAGCATATTCTTGATGATAGGGTATATGTAGCTTATCAGCCTGTAATTTCTCAAAGTCCTCACCGTTGCTTTACTTGATCTTGTTTTCGTTGCAAGAATCTTATGTAAATAGTGGATGCCGTATGCATAATCGTCCCGGTTTGCAGATAGTACCAACAGTTTGATGGACATATGTAGCTCCTTTTGATGTAAAGACAACTTTGGGCCCAGTTCATTCTCGCATTCACGATTCAACTGTTTTACGGCATCGAATCCTGATAAGAATGCTCCACTGCAAAAACGTAACATACCCATGGCTATATTACATGATGACCTGATTATGGACAATGGATGATGTGTTCGAAAATAAAGCAACAGTGATTCTGTACAGAGGTGCAATGGTATTTCGAGTATACTTGTTTCCTCATGTACCATCGATTGAATATGTTTCTCATGGAACGGGTATGATTTTGAGCTCACGTTTCCTATGGCAAATTCTGGATTTTGGATGGGTTCGAGTCTCTTTCCTGGGTGGAACAGTCTGAAGTGATCTCGTACTAGCTGCTGACCACTCAAGGACATCTTTGCTGGTACACATTTGATGACTTGTCCTTCACCAACTTCACTAATATACCTTTCAGAGAAATACCGTTGTTCTTCAATGGAGGATTTTTCACATACCCGTCGAACAAATCCCTGAATATCGTCACCCTCCGGAAGATAAATACTTGCCGAGTTTGGTCTGTAATATGGCATTCTGTCATAATAATTCACAGGTGATAATAATCTGGAATAACTGACAGCAATCGCTCGAAAGGCGATTGTTTGCTTCAGTGTCGGTCCATCCCAATTCATGCTACCCTCTGCTGGGAATCCCACAAGGTAAATTTGGTATGGTTTCAGATGATTTGCCATGGAGAATGCGATTTTGTGAGTATACCCAGGGAGATGCGCTGACGTGTCTTTCGAATATCCCTTGCAAATCGCAGAATTGAGTCTGATAGAATATGACAGGCCATTTTCTTCTAGGAAAAGTATGAGATCGAGCAGATTATTGTCTGTTGATCCAGTGAAGGATACATCAACATGGACAAAATCATACTCTGTCACAAATTTCAGTGTCTTCCCATCAAATATGTTGTAATCCAAAGTTCTGTCAATGTCTGGATGGTGGAATAGATTTGTGAAGGTATCACCAAGAGCATATGATTTGCCCTTGATATTTAGCCAGTTCATTGCATACAGTCCATCACCACGACCCGCTGTTAGATCGCATACTTGTGTTGTGTCATCAATCACATTGCTATCCTTCAAATGTCTCAACAACCCTAATTGAGCACCCAGGGAATCAGAGCCTGTTAGACTGATAAACGTGTCAGGTGATGCACCTGAGGTTGAGCATTTGTGGGCATATTGGCATAGTGGCAAGATCTCATCTAGTGTACTCATTGCCGAGTATGGAATCTCGATAGATGTATACTCAATTCCAACAACCTCAATCGGAATTTCTTCCAACCCAGTTAAAAGAGTGTGGTCCTTGAGAGTAGGTAGCCCTGTCGGCATAAGGACATCTTGTAGTGATATTTCGTCACAAATCTCTGAGAGTTCATTTGCAATGCTCTCTGAATCTGTGACTGCCAAATCTTCCACATAAGACATTCCTAGTACCATCATTCTTGTTTGTACATCTGGACTTATAAGAACATGTGACCATTGCCCAATCGGATTTCCTCTGAATTCCTCAACAGAATTGTGCACATCAACTCTCATATTGTAATTCATTATCGATACTTTGAAATGGAATGTCAGTATGTATTCCATGATCAGAGAACGTGCCAATTTCCTACGATGTTCTTCAAATTGGGTCAATAAGGCCTGATATTTTGCCAATCTCCAAGAAAGCTTGTTCTGCGGCCTACGTGATCTCATCATTATTGAGAACTTCTTCACCAGGAGATCATATTCTAGATCAGATGGACCTGATTCTATGACTGATTCAATGCACTGAGTTTGCAACGACAAGAGCACAGGGTTGGATTTATCTGCAACAGATATCTTGGCTCTTTTTACGAGAGCGGTTTGAAGTCTTTCCCTCAGGAAATGAAGCATCTGTTCTTCTGTTTTACCCGCCAAAGATTTGTCAATCCGAATCAATTTGTCGATCAGAGGTTTCCACAAGTTCACAGCGATTTCTTCAGGTGACAGGAGCATGTAGTCTTTATCCAAATTCCTTGCATATCTGATAATGAGATCATCAATATACTCCTGGCCCAGGATCTCACTACTTTTCTCTTCGGCAATGAGAGGCATTAATGCCCAATCATTCGTGTTCTCTTCATACAAGAAGGAGTGTGACAGATATCTGAATCGCATTCTTGACATGACATGGCCGTAGATCTCTGAGTAGGGGCGAAATTCACTTTGAACATTATATGTTATGGGCTTTGGACACATAAATTGGACATCTCTGATCCCTGTCAATCTGTTGAAAGCATATCGGACAACGAGCCGTCTTAAGTTGTCATACTTGTCTCTGAGAATGGCGGCAACCAAATAACGCATTCTCATGTAATCAAAATTGACATTACTGTCTGTCAGTTGCATTGTAGTTATCATACGTTGATTCAGATCCGTTGTGTAATTGAGAGATCGATTCATTTCTGCCCTGATATAGGTGGCAGTACTGAATCTGATATTCGGAATCCGATGTAGAATTTCCCCTCCAGTTTCTGTTGGAGCATAAAGGAAGAGTTCATCAAAGGTTTGGCCAGTTAGTGTGCTGAGTGCCAAATTACATGCAATGACACAATTCAATCTTGACTTCTCATTCTTATCTATATGCAACATGTTGTTCTTCATCAGAAACCACTTTGTAACCGCTACAAGCTTTGCCGCAAGTAATTCTTCCTTGTTTCCTAACATCCTATCCTCATCGATCAATTCCCCCTTATACAGTGTCTCATTGCCAACTTTCGGATCGTCATAAACTTTCACACCATCCTTGTAATGCATCGGACTACATCTTCTGACTGTCAGTAATGCCTGTTTCATGTCCACTTCCACTATTTTATCATCATACAAGACCTCTTCCACCTCGATTATGTTTACATTTGGAAACATCTTCCTCCTTCTTACGAGTAGTGTATCAATTATATCGTTGCTGTTTCGCAGTTCAACATACACAGTTCTCGTTGTAGAAGAACCCCGCTTTATGTTCTCCATGGTTCTGTAAGCCAATCTTCTTCGTAGTCCGAGTAAATCCCGGATCCTTGTAAGTAAACCGGAGCTAGTTTCGATCTTACCAATCAACAGATCCACAAAATGAACAGACGTATTCTCATGATAAAATTGAGACACGCGGGTATGGAAATCTGTCCTAAAAATTTCCAAGAATTCTTTAGCAAGCTTGTCATGTGAATCGGATAATTTGAACATTTCAATGACTTTCTCATTCTTTGTGTAGCGTCTCACCATGCTCCGTATGGCCTGTTTGACACTTGTGGTTGCTGATGTTATTATTCGATCATTCTGCCAAGTGGAGGTGATCAGTCTTACTTCGTTATAATTCTCCTTATCTTCCTCACTGATTGATAAGGATACAGTCAGGTACCTCTGGAAGTAATCAGGGGCCTGTGACCAATTGTTTATCCATTCCACCAAGTAATGAAGGGATTTGGAGAAACCAACGCTGTGTCCTGAAAGTATCAAATTGATGTGTAATGCTGCACCAAGTCCGCCGATAGCACAAGGGAGATAGGTCCAAAAGAATAAGAGATCCTGTAAGAAGGGATCGTATATCTGGAGATATAATAATCTGTCTGGGCTATCAATCATTCGATATTCTGCAATTGACTCGGAATACAATCGTGAAGTTACCTCACGAAGGAGTTTGGTCTCCATTTGCTTCGGATGTCTCTTTAGATATGCGGCTATGTCATTGCGTGATGCTGCCAATAATTCCTCACTTGTTGCAATGTTTAATGCGGATTTATCGTCCTTTGAATAGTACAGAAGATTTGACAAATTAGAGGGTAGCTCTTCCGGAGAAAGAATTGAGTTTTCGCGTGGATGGGATAATATGATCTGAGGAAGTCTCGCAAGAAGCAGTCCAATCTTGAAATTCTTGAGGTAGGAACAAGCTTCATTATGATTACTCAACTCCAGTGCAGATGATGCAGAGGAACAAATCCCTGCAACTTCCAGTTCTTCAGATACCAACATGGCATTGTTTGCTGCACTGATGGATATGAGACGCTTCAAACTAGAATCTGCTCTAATGCCGTTTGCGTAGTGCTGACGCAGTATTGTTATTCTGTGTTTCGAGAGTGTTGTTTGTGAGTATTTCACAGTCATGCCAAATTTCGAACAGTGGGTCATTATTTTGCTAAATACAGATTTCACCATTGGTTCTGTGGCCTGCTTGATGGAAAGCACTGCATCTACATCATCGGAATACACCATGATTGTCTTGACTTCAAGGTCAGTCATCACCCTGAGCAATTTCATCATGATTGTCGTATGTAATGTCCATAGTGGATTCAGCCAGCCTTCAATTCCTCCTAGTTGCCCCTCAGAAACAATTACTTTATCAAGGTACTCATCGTAGTGATACACTGTGAGAGAGGAGAAGTAATTCGGAAGTTCCCCCCACGTCTCGAACCCGAAGAGATTACCCACAAACTCGCAAAGTTCAGAAGTGTTAGAGTACTGCATGGATTGATTGTGACCCTCAATATCCAGGAGCAAAGAATAATTGCTGGGAATTACGAGATCACGTGAGGCATTATGGATTATTGCTTTGCGGACCCTATCTACAGGTGTCATTAACTGTTCATCAAAATATGACAATGCTTTCTTCATCTTTGCAGCTACAAGACTGAGGGAATGTTTGTTTTCTAGTCCAGCATTCCCAAATAACCTTGCTTCTATCTTCTGTTCTCGTTCTTTTTCGATCAAGCGTGCAGCATCCCTCATCTTCTTGGGATCCTTCATCTGTGACGTGTTTATTATTTTCTTTGCTTTTGCACGGAGTGTCCTCCCTGCAAAGAAATCCTTCAACTTATGTTCCTTTGCTTCAATCACTTGCAATAATTCCTTCCTGCTGTCACCAGGACCGAAAGAAATTTCCGACTTCAGTGCACCCTTGTCTTTGGCGAACTCAAGTGGATCATCTGTCAGAGTATTGTCCATACAGTTGTAAGGCCTAAGTTCGTCCCACCAACTCAAACTCAGTGATTCCACAAGACTGTAATCACCTCTCCTGCAGTAAGTCTCTAACAACTTGATCTTTTCTGGTGAACCGATTATGTTTGGTAGACTGTTATGTCTTTTCCGGTATGAGATCACAAAATGCATTTTTGCGAATCGTGTGATATTTCTCACTGCCTCTTTATCGATCACACGTGGTGTATGGACCCTTTTCAGAAATTTCATCACACCTGCTTGTGCATCCACTTCAGCATAAAAGATCATTTTATGCAGTGCAGAGATTTCTTGAACATGGGTTCGCGATAATTTGTTCGCTTGTATGATCATTTTGCATAGGTACGATTGCGGTGGTGCTTTGAATGCTTTTCGGTCGAGGAGTGTCATTATGAGTCCAAAATCATAAGCAACACCGCTAATTTTCTGGTCAAGCTCCCATAAATCTCTTGCTGCCTCAAGAATCGGTTTCCAGTTCATGGCATATTGTGAATCGTAATCAGAAATGTTCAGAAGGAAACCCTCAATGCCTTTCATGAAATTAACCTGATCATTATGATGTCCCTCTACCTGTGCAAACAGGATCAATGTTTCAATCATTTCCGCTGCCCACAGATACTCCTTGCAATTCTTCAGTATATCCAGGTTATTGAGCACATCCGCCAGTGTGAATACGTAATCGAGGTAATTACTAGGACCCGAAAACCAGTAGTTTAATGCACCATGGTAGATCATGAAATGTCCCCCGCAGCTCAATATAGAGAATCTCCGTGCTTGACCCATAGAATTGTACAAGTATACACCATTGTCAAACAGGGTGTACGTTGCTTCGTCATCAGTCTTCAATTCAAAATCTCCGTTGGAATTGCAAATTTCTGTTTCTTTTGCGATGTGGACTCTCAATCTTTGTACCATGATAATGAAAGCCGTATAACATGAGATCATTGAAGGGGAAACCTCGAATGGTACAGATGTGGCAGCAGCAATGCTAAGATCATGCTTTGTTGCACGAAGGGCAAAGCTTCGACTCGCTAAGGTGATGAGCTCTTCTCTAGCAGAGTAGCTTTGCCTTGCAAATTGCTTTAGCCCGTCCATGTCAAAACGAATTGGTGCATCAACTATCCATCCTTTCTTCTTGCATGTGTTGAACATAGTCATCAGAGAATTGATCTGGCTTTGATGATGACCATGAACGTTGAACTTTGAATGTGGCTCAATCCCCTCTATCATTTGCCTTATCTGCAGAGGATAGGGTATCAGTGGCCCGGAGATTCTTGCGGGGAGTCGAACATCTGACGGCTTCGTATTAAAGATCTCAGGTGTTTTCATTTCCCCATACTCATTTGTAATCTCTACATTGCTAAATTTCGTGACAGCATCCGGCAATTCCTCACCACTCAAGTGTTCAACGAGTCCAGGGGACAAATAGTCCTGGAAAACACTCTTGTTCAACAGTTGCTTGTATCCGTCAGACATGATTTTGATCAGTTTTTGTGTCAGTTTAACAAAGGTTTTCG